CTAAAGAAAGGGATTTAATAAACGAAATAACAAGTGTTGGGGCGATTTGTTTGTCTTTTGGTTGGAATAGCTCAGGAATGGGAAAAACTAGGGGCTGGGAAACATTAGAGATTTTACTGGTATGTCATGGGGCGGGGCATAACGATACTATTTGTAAGGTAGAAAAGAAAATTGCCCATCAATCGAAATTATGGAGGCATGAATGAGTAATTTACCAGAAGCACCAGCAAGTTTGAATTTCATTTTTGATTTACAAACTAAACAAGTCAAGAACATACAGATTACCTTGCGTGGCGAAAACGAAAACGATGTCGTAGCCAGGGCTCGGGCGCTCATGAAGGAACTCGGTGTCCAGTCTACGCCGGAAACCTGGGAAGAGGTGGGCCAGGATGTTGCAAGGGTTGTGGAGGAACTGGCGGAGGAAGCGGGCGAAATCGACATCCTGGAAAGGCCTACCGCTGAGGTCCAGTTTTCCACATCAGGTATCCGTTACCTCAAGGTGCGGGGTGGACGGTGGACGAAGTATGGGGTTACGGCGTGGCCTGAGGTGGTCCCCTTCGAGGGCTGGGAGAACTGGGAAACCGGACAGGTTTACAGTTTGCCTATGGATGCGGTTGTTGCCATGAAGGATAAGGACGGGCGCATGGTACCGGATAAGGTTATAAGGTTTCAGTGAGGGTATACAGAATGGATAAAAAAACAAAAGGCAAAATCGGATTTGTAATGATAATAACCCCATTTGTGATTGCCCTTATAGGAGCTTGTGTGTTCTTGGCAGAATACAATTTTTGGGCTGGGGCGGGACTTTTGCTTGGAATTATTTGGGTTGTTCTTGGCGGGTATTTTCTAACAAGTAGTTTTTAGGGGGTATAAATGGCACGAAAGAGGAGAAAACCTAAACCGCAGCAAAAGAAAACCGTCGCCTTTGTAGGCATGGCTAAGACATCCCGCCATCTGGCACCCTGGAAGGATAAATCCAAGGAAATCTGGGTGTTGAATGAATCGCCGGTACACAATTATCAAAAGCGATTCAATCGCCTGTTCCAATTGCACCCCCGATGGGATGCTATGCGCGGGGATTACACGAACTTCAATGACCCGATGCATGACAAATGGCTGCGTAATGACCCATGGGATGAAAAGGATATCAAGTACTTGGAGCAGACATCTACCTATAAGGATGTTTATTACGGACCCGAAGGGACCAAGTTGCCGATTGAAGTGGGCGCACCAAGGCGTACTGAGGACTTCCCGATTTACGTCCTAGATGCTAAGGATTTCCGCGATGTGCCGGGTGCGGTGACGTTTCCGCTACATGAAATCCTGGATTGGTTCGCTGCGGAATATGAAATAAACCGTTTCAAGGAGGGGCATTTCGTATTTGAATACTTCACATCCACGGTAAATATGATGTTTGCGCTTGCTATGTATGAGGGTTTCGAAAGGATTGAGTTATTCGGATTTGAGATGTCATCTCAGGAGGAATACGCGTACCAGAAACCAGCGACAGAGTTCTGGATGGGTGTTGCGTTGGGTAGGGGGGTAGAAATCTACTTACCTAAAGGCTGCGCTTTATTGGGTGCATCGGAGAAAATCTACGGCTATGAAAAGACACCAGGGTTTACCCAGATGCACGCTGAAATCAGGTTGAACGAGTTACGAGTGCACAGAGAACGGTCAACGGCAAACTTGAACGCTATCCATGGGCAGAAGGCGAATCTTATGGCTGCGTATCAGGAGGCTGAGAAAATCGGAGATGAGGAGCGCGCCAAGAACCTGAGACAGTCCATCATAAAAGTTACCGAGAAGGAAATCCAACAGATAGCCAAGGTGAACAGTTTACACGGCGGGGTTTACGAGGTGGACAGGATACGTAAGGAACTGATGGCACAGAAATCAGAGGATAAGATTGGCGTGACAATTCTACCGGATAGTTTGCGAGGTGTGGAATGAGCACAATAGCCATTATTCCGGCAAAAGGAATGTCTGACGAATTGCCCCGCAAGAACCTGGCAATCCTGGGTGACAAGCCGCTTATCGTTCACACCATCGAGGATGCCTTGAATTCTGAGCTAATCGACAAAGTAGTGGTATCAACCGAGGATGCAGAAATCGGGGACGTTTCCAAGGAAGCGGGTGCCGAGGTCATCTTTAGGCCCCGCTGGTTGTGTGAACCGCATTCGAGAGCTGAGGAGGCAATAGAACATGCCTTATATGTCTTGGAGTCACAGGGGAAATCCTTTGACATTGTAGCGTTGCTACAGTGCACGTCACCTTTCAGGCGTCCTAACGATTTGGACAATGCCATAAAACTATTCAAGGAGCAGGCGTTCAATAGTTTGTTCAGCGCTTGCGAAATTAAACAATTCTTATGGCGGAAGAACGCTTTGAGCCAGCTTATTCGCATTGGTGATGATATGCGAGTGCGCCCAATGCGACAGGACAAGAGTTCTGTGCTGATTGAGAACGGGAGTTTCTGGATTACCAAAACATTTGTATACAAGAATTTCCATAACCGGTTATTAGACAAAGTTGGCAAGTTCGGGCAACCGAATTGGTGCGGTATTGAAATAGATACGATGGAGGATTTGGAATTATGCAGGATTTTGCTTCCCTGGTTGACGAAATCAGGGCTCGTTTAGACAACGGGGCTACGATTTACATTTGCGGTAACGGAGGCTCGGCAGCCCAAGCGGACCACTTCGCCGGTGAGCTGGTATGCAGCGGTTTCCGATGCGTGAGCCTGAATAACCTTGCAACGATTACGGCGATCGCTAACGATTACGCATATGATGAGGTTTACTCTGCCCAAATTCAGACCCTGGGAAAAGCCGGTGACATGCTGATAGTCCTTTCTACCAGTTGCGAATCCAAGAACATCAAAGAGGCATTGAAGGCAGCAAAGAATAGGGACATGCTGACAATCGGGTTTACTGGTGGTAAGGATTTGAAAGATTGTGAAATTCAGCACAAGATAGAAGCGAACACACAAGCCGTTCAGGAACTAACACTTATCTGGTTACACACTTTATGGATGGCATTGGAGGGGTAGTGGTAGAGATAGCAGGTAAGGAAATCGGTACCGGTTATCCTTGTTACATAACAGCGGAGATAGGTATTAATGCTAACGGGGATATCGAAACCGCCGAAAAGCTGATTGACGTTGCGGTAGATGTTGGATGTGACGCGGTGAAGTTCCAGAAGCGGCACCTGGATACCTGCATCCCCGAATGGATGCGGGAGCGCAAGAAGGATACACCCTGGGGGCGGATGTCCTACATGGATTACAAGCGACGCCTTGAATTCTACCGTGATGATTATGAGCATCTTGACTGGTACTGCCGTGACAAGGGAATTACATGGTTTGCGAGTGCTTGGGACATTCCATCCTTCCATTTCCTGGAGGACTTCGGTGTTCCCTGCCACAAGGTAGCGAGTGCACTGGCTACGCATAAGGAACTGGTGGGCAGGATGATACACACAGGCAAGCCTATCATCTACAGTCTCGGCGGGATTACTGCCGAGGAGTTCAGGGAAATCAGAGCATGGTTTCCGAAGTTCTACCCGGTTATCTGGACACATTGTGTGGCGGTTTATCCCTGCAATGATGAGTTCTTGAACCTGCGGTTCCTTAGAAGCCTGGCTTTCTGGATGAACGGTATGCCTATCGGTTACTCAGGACACGAGAGGGGGATAGCGACAAGTGTAGCCGCGGTGGTGTTGGGGGCAGACTACCTTGAAAGGCACATCACATTGGATAGGACCATGTGGGGCAGTGACCAGGCTGCCAGTCTGGAGCCGGAAGGAATACGTAGGCTGGTACGCGATGTGCGGGCGGTTGAAGCTGCTTATGGGGACGGGGTCAAGAACGTGTCAGCGGAAGAGGCGCAGAAGATAGCGTCGATGAGGTATTGGTAATGCACTACGAGACTAACGCACTATTGAAAAACGCCCTGATAGACTTCAATGTCGGTAAACCTGATTTACGGGACAGGTACGCCGGGGAAACTGGCATCATTATAGCGAACGGTCCCAGTTTGAACGACATCCCGCTCGACTTCTTGACAGCGTACCCATCTATGGGGATGAATAACATTTACCTTTACGGGATGACGGACGAAGAGGTTGCTCGGTATCCAGATACACCGTTGAAGTTCTGCCCTACGTTTTACTGTATCTTGGGGCTGGACCAGCTAAACAGCGATGAAAAACTATCTTACATCAAACCAATGCTCCCACATTTGGAGGTAATGTTTATTAATAGGCTTCTGGGTCCTTACATGAATTATGATAAATGCTACTTTTTCCACACCATCAGCCTAAAGAAAAAAGCCAAGGCAGTAAATTCGAGGTTGTTTAGCTTTGATCCACTGGATCGCATTGGTATCGGGTTCACGAATACCTATGTTGCCTGCCAATTGATGTTCTATTTAGGATTTGATACTGTTTACGTCGTGGGCTGCGATAACGATTACGCCAGAGATCCTGAAAAGATGCACTTTTATCCCAACGATCCGCGGTTCTGTTGCGAACCCTTGGACGGTCGGCGGGTAACGGAACAGGGTTCCAGGTACGTGCTTGGGCTGGCGAAAGAGGCTTATGAGTATGCTGGCAGGCAACTGATAAACGTGAATGATGTCAATAACACGCCGTTGGATTGTATCAAACCTGAGGAGTTGGAATGGAACGATTAAAAAAGTATGCAACAGAGTTCATAAAGCCTCCTTTCTGGGAACATCTGGACAGTCATAAAAACGAACCAGGTGTACTAATTTGTAACGGGCCATCTTTGGATGATGTGCCTGACGAATTCCTGAACAAATATCCAACAATGGGCAGTAATAGCATCTATACGAAAGATGGGATTATTGTAGATTATTATTTCATCGAGGGCAGGGGGCATCTAATGATGCCACAGGAAAGATTAGCAAGAATTCCATATATGATGGAGGTTGCAGGGCAGGGGGGTTACAATTTCGTAAATAGGCGGTTTATTCAGTTCTTCGATTTCATACCTAATGTGTACACGATTGACTACATAAACCACAATAATCGTGCAGAGACAGTTTTTCAATTCGAGCCCTTTGTAAACCACGGTACTGGATGGTGTGTAACCTATGCGATGTTCCAATTTGCTCATTATTTTGGGTTTAACCCGCTATTGATTATTGGAATGGATCACCGCTTTGTAGAAGGTCAATGGCATTTCTACAAAGACGCAGAAGCACCAGAGTTCGTATCCATGCCGTATAACGAATATGAGAATTTCCGTAAGAAAGTAGATCCGGTTTTTGAGGAGGTTTCAAAGGTTTTCAAATACACGGACAGGGAAATTCTAAACCTGACACCTGATAGTGCGGCCTGGATGTTCGAAGTAGACGATTTGGAGAACTGGTTGTAATTGGAGGATAAATGTCGGCTGTAATCAAATACCCATTTCATATCAATGGAATTAAATTGGCAGGACGTAATGGGGGAATATCATCACAGGATGACGTAGATTTATTGTACAAGTATGCTTCATTTGGCAATTCCTACATTGAAATCGGTGTTTTCTTCGGGTCATCTTTGGTAATTGCTGGGCTGGCTTGCGATGGCGAATTACATGGGATAGATCCCTTTGACGGGATGAATAAGCCAGGTAGACCAGATGACGTTACTGGACTGATCCCCAGCGTTGATCACGTTATCACTAACATAGATCGTTTTGGAATTGACAGAGACAGAGTTCATTTACATGTCCAGAGACATCCCCCATGGCCCGAAGCAATTAAAGACAAGAAATTTGACGTTGGATTAATAGATGGCCTGCATACTTATGATGCGTGTTTGGCAGACTGGCAAGCTATGAAAGAGCACGTTACCAAATACATATTATTTCATGATTATGGCAGACACGGTACTGTAAGGCAGGTTGTTACAATTGCTTGCGAATCCTGGAATCTAATTGATCAAGCAGATGATATGGTGGTATTGAGTCGTGAGTGATCCGTATTATATTACAAATCCTCCGAATAAAGAGGGCGAGATTTACAAGGAGTGCGCTAGGGGAAGGTGGGATTATTCCTGCGGGCGGTGCTTGATTCTGGGCGTGGAGCGTTATGATCCTGAGATACACGGCGGCAGGAGTATTTCGCGATTGATAGAGCTGGGCATAACGCTTGATTGTCGTGGCGATCTAAAAATACATAAAACCGTGAACTTTTCTTATGGAGTGGCGATATGGAGCAGTGGTCATAAATTTGACAAGCACGGCTACGAGAAAAAATGGGTTCCTAAAGAGGTAATGATTGAACGCTGTGCTTTTATTGGAGCTAATGCGGTTTTGTACAACTGCTGGATAATGCATCATGCCGTAGTCGGTGCCGGTGCCGTGGTCAACGGAAGGGTAGTACCATCTTATACCATGGTGGAAGGCAACCCGGCAATGGTTATAGCCAGACTTGACAAGGATAAGGATGCCAACCGCTATGTGCGCCTGAGTGAGCCTGAGCCGCTGGAGCGAGTTTAATGCTGCGTATTATAGAAACACAAATGCAAGATGGTAAACCAATAAAAGAATTTGTATTAGATAGAATGTTACCGGAATCGGTTTATACCATGCCTGAGATTGATGCCAATGTTATTTATAGTGTTTGTTATTATACCCCTGGTCCGCATATTGAGATCGGGGTATTGGATGGCGGGAGCGCTATAGTGGCCGGAATTGCCAAGTCATTACGAAAAAAAGGTGAAATAGTTTATGGGGTGGATAAAAAACTGAGGAAAAACACGCTCAGGAATATAGAATTACTTGGATTGAATGATACAGTGATGATTTACGAGCAGGAACACCCGCCGTTACCTGATGAATTAGAGAATATTACGTTTGGTTCTGCGTTCATTGATGGGGCGCATGGTTACGAGCCTGCTATGGCCGATTGGATGAATTTAAAGGATAGAGTAGCTCAGTACATTATCTTTCATGACGTACAGCATACGAAATTTGGGTGTCGGCGGGTTTTCTATGAGGCTTGCGATGACCCTGACTGGACGGGGCTTTTCATGATAGGGAAGGTGGGAGTATTGGAGCGGGTTAGTGGATAAATTCTTTACCATCATTGCCTTCCCGCGTTCAGGGACCCTGTTTACGGCACGCTTACTGTGTACCAATGGAATACCCTGCACCCATGAATACGAAAACCCCATCAGCAACAGGGAACCGGCACCGGCTACGCTGAACCTTGTTTCCTGGTGTCCTTATGACTGGGATAAATGGTTCCGGCATAACCAGGGGCCAATGGTACACCTTATCAGGCATCCGCATAATGTAGTGAAATCGTGGCCGTGTTTAGAAATGGGAGTAAGGCAGGTGTTGAAGGAGTATACCGGGTATTATGATTTCGATAATATTTATAGGTGCTGGAATAATATTCTGGCGGAAAAAGCAGATTGCACCTTCAAGGTAGAGGAGATCATGGATCGCTGGGATGAGTTCATGGATGCCATAGGATACGATGAACCACTAAAGTGGTTATTAGAACCAGATGCGAATACGCTAAACTATGCGAAATTTTATAACACCTGGTTATCGGAGTTGGACCCGAAGGAGTTTGGGTATTAGGAGAAAAAATGGATATCTTTAGTGTTCCACCAATACCGGCTAATGCCGAAGAATATCCTGGTTGGTTTGCGGATCATTTGCTGCCAGCATGGGATTATTTGGCCAGTGAATGGGTGGGGGAAGTGGGTGCAGAAAAGCAGGTGCTATTTGGCAAGTTGGCTACTATTGCGGCTACTATGGTGATATGCGCTACAAAAGAAGCGATCACCCCAGTACAAAATGCTAGTATTTTAGTCGGTTTATTTAATGCCGTATATCATATTGGGCTAGAAGATGGTCGGTATGACTAAGCTAAACACTGATAGGGATGATTACGTAATCAGCTATCGGTCACTCAGGGCACCAAGCGGGCAGTATGTCTACCAGACTATCATTGATGGGGTAATCATTCACGGTTCTGGATTTCCTACGGTACAGATGGCTATTCAGTACGGTAGAGATTACGTGAAGGCACAGAAGGACGCTGATGAAAACAACAGTAGATTACGAAACGATTAGCAGAATATGTGACTTAGATCGTAGGGATTATGGGCGTAATACCTGTTACGACTATGTCGATTCGTTAATAGAAGATGAGAATGGTTTTGGCGTTGTCATATTTGTCGAGCCCTGCGGGAATATAACTAAGTACGGGGATTCTTGGCCTGATGTATTGGATTGGTGGATCCGTGTGTTTAGTAGTCAGCCAGATGACTGGGATTATATGAAAGCTGGTTGGTATTTAGACGCCATAGCAAACAATCTACCTGACAATCCTGAGGATGTTTGGTGAGATAGTGGATACAGATATTTCTGAAACGGAAATGTGGCTGGATATCGCCACGGAAATGGAGAGGCTGGCCGAGGAGGATCGCCAGATATTGGCGCTGTGGTTACTGGGGCGCAAGCAATGGGAGATTGCGCTGCACTATCAAGTTACCCAGCAAGCCATATCGTACAGAATACAGCGAGCATTAAAGCAGCTAAAAAACGGGGTATGTTAGAGGATCGAATTGAGCAAGCTAGAAGAATACATGAGAGGAATCCAGGCTTTCCGCTTGTCAAGCGGTGTGCTGTCTGTGGTATGCCGAAAGCTACAAAATTCCTCTTGTGTAATGCTTGTCAGAATGACTTTGGTACATCTAAAGATTGGCCTAAGTGGGTTCGTTATTTAGTGAATAATTACCAAAAAGAACTCCGCTACGAAAAAGACCACAAGAACGATATAAATTATTACCCCAAGAATAATTAAACCCCCTTTGTATTTCGCCGTACATTTTATATATTATATATGGAAGAACCGTATAAAAAGGGAAACAATACCGTTCATCATAAGCAGGGCGGGAGGGTTGCTACGGTATGAGTAAACATGTACCTGGATATGTTTTATACAAGGACAGGGCGAGGGGAAAGAAGATTTACCAGCCCACGATAAACGGCCAGATTGTCTGGGGACATTATTTCAAAACCGCCACAAAAGCTCTTGAGTTCGCCCGGGAAATCGTAAAAGAGAAAGAAAATGAAGGACAAAGAGAGGAGCCCGATAGAAGAAAGAGACTTGATGACTGATCTTGTCGTTATGTACTACGTAGTTATGTTTTTAGGACTTTGTATATTCGCTATTTTGGGAAGCATCCTATAAGGAGGAAAGCATGAAGAATTGGTATGAGTCAAAAACGGTTTGGTTCAATGTGTTGGCCTTTCTCGTTGCGGTTATTGGACCCATCCTGTCGCAGTACGGCTATACCGGCGACGTTCCAACGGAATTAGCGGTATTTGTACCTGCGGCTATTGCGGCCATTAACCTGATTCTACGCAAGATAACAAACACAGGTATTGGATAAGTATTTGGGCTTGGTTACAGGAGGTTGTCATGGATCTCGAAAAGCGTCACAGAGAAATAGCCTTGCCATGTGTGAGAGTACAGGCAAGGACAGCAAGGGGTAGCGGTACGGTTATTTATTCCAAGGACGGTGGGACTTACATTCTCACAAATCATCACGTCGTGGGTAGCTGTATCAAGATTGAAAAGAAATGGTCCACCTTGCTAAAGAAAGAGCGCAAAATGGACGTTTTCGAGATCGTGGACGTACATCTTTTTGATTACAAGTACGAAAGCCGGGCAATCGGTGGTCTGACAATCCAGTCGGACATCCTAGCATATGACCCCGAAGAGGATCTCGCATTATTGAAATTGAGATCTGCTACGCCTGCGGCTTCTGTAGCCAAGCTCTATCCGAGGGAAAGGGAGAGCGATTTACGCATCGGAATGGGCGTAATCACCGTGGGAGCGGGCCTGGGAGCGGCTCCTGTGCAGACAGAGGGCATTTTATCGCAATTCGGCCAGGAAATTGATCGTAGGGAATATTGGCTGAATACTGCACCTTCGATTTTTGGTAACTCTGGTGGAGCGATGTTTTTGAAAGATACCTTTGAATTACTGGGTGTGCCCGCTAGGATTGCGGTTGCCAACATGGGGCTCTCTGCGGACGCTATCACACATCTTAGTTACGCCATTCCCATTACACGGATCTATAACTTTCTTGAAGGCCAGAAATTCCGATTCATCTATGACGACAACTTTACCGAAGAGAGTGAGTTCGAACTTCGTAAGGAGATAAGGGAAAGGGAGGAGAAGCGACAGGCAGAAACAGGAGAAAACTAATGAGGAGAAAGGTATTTAGTATTGTTATTGGTTTGGCGCTGATTGCGGTTGGTTCTTTAGGGTTGGCGTACAATAAAGATATTTCGCGTTACATAGAACATGAGACATTTATCGGAAAGCTAGATCGTTCTCCCATTAGCCTTGTTTTTCGAGATCTGTACATCGCATCCATGGCCCACAATAGGGCCGGAGATCCTATTCCTTTCGAGCTTATCAAAGAATATGATGGTGGATTTGGTAGAGCACCTTATCGTATTGATTATGTAAAAGGTAATTTAATTTGCCCTTATTGTTCTTGGGGGATCCGCACAAATTCGGAATGGCTAGCAGAGTTTGTCAGATACGTGGTGCCGTTTTACGAATACGAAGGGATTGCACCACCTAATCAATCTGTCTATCCTATCCAGATCGCGTTTTTCCCTCTCACGGGTGACAATTCATTTCACCTTCTAGGAAGTGCTGCTACATGGTACAGCGTGGTAAACCTGAATGAGCGCATGTTATTGAAACCTAATGCGGATCTCAGACAAATTTATTCCACCATCATTCACGAATTAGTACATACGCAACGAGGCGGATTTTCTAACGATAGACCGAATATTATCGAGCCCAAAACACAAAGCGCTACATTGGAAGTATTAGCTGCTATGTGTAATTATGGTGATGACGTTGCCTGTAAAGCGTTCTGGTACGAAGTAGAATCCTGGGCACGCGGTTCCTTATGGGTAAGACTGCGCATGATAGGACTGGATGATTTATACCAGCCATTAGCTAACCTATTATGGAGAGATGCTGACCAGGAAGCCGCAGCAGATAAAAGTTTGCGCCACTGGTTCGAAGATGAAGAAGCAGAGCATTACCTTTGGGACATTATATACAACTACGAAAAGTATCCCTGGGAAGTACACGTAATACCGGGTATCTGCGGACAACCAATGGATACAGGGCAGGCCAAGTTCGTAGAGGTTACATCAAAAGGTGATGTAATCTTCGAGATAATCGGTATGCTGTTTGACGACACAGCAAGCATGTTTCCCTGGTGGGTGAGAGAGATTACCTGTGCGTTACCTTATGGGCCACAGGTACCGTAATAAATTATAACAATCATAATAAATTATAACAGACAATCTTCGCTAGAGTTGCGCTCACAATAATAGTCACTTATATGCACAATACTAATCACCGTATCACATGGAAAGAACACGGTAAGCGTATATCACCGTATGCCAGATGGTATACCCGGTGGCCTAGTGGCGGTAGATACTGGAAACGCAGGCTATCCAAGGCACGTAGGCGCTGGCAGGATACCCACCACCGGGGCCTGCTGGCAGCAGAGAGCGAGTGCAACTGGCGCTCCTGGTAGCCGAAGGCCGCGGGAGGACTGCTTACCAAGCCCCCCGATACCGTATACCGTATACAGTGACAATACCTGGACAACCATGGTTATGATAACAACAATTATCTCAACCACTAGGGGTAACTAGGCAACCAGCACCCCGGAAACCTGGACAACAGGTGTACAGGAAAAGAATTCTTTGTGGCGCCGGCTATGGGTTGCGAGTTACTCCCTCCACCCGAAATCAGGCACCAGACCCCCCTAGCCCCCATGGGTAGGCATAGGAGCCCTGGTAGCACAGGACCCCCTTACACAAGGTTATCCCCCTTTATGAAATGCATAGCGACTACGAAATCCGGAAAACCGTGTCCTAACAACGCTGGTCACAAGTACGACCCTGATAGTCGTTACTGTTACATGCATGATCCGGCGTTAGAAGCCCAGCGGGCAAAAGACAGGATGCTGGGCAGGGCTACGCAGCAGGCGAAGCGCAAACGGGCTCCGGTTAAGAAGCCTGATGACATGGACCAGTTTGTTTTGGAGATGTTGCAGGAAGTCATTGACAGGTTGAATTCGCATAAGGGGATTGAAGCAGATAAGGCGCTTACTACGGCGATCAATGCATTGGATAGAGCTTTAGACAGGCGTCATAGTATGCTGGGGAAAGGTGACGTGACGATTAACGTGGAGCCTTCCCAATGGGAAACGGATATCCTGGAAAGGCAGTTTGAGATCTGGGCTGATGAACGGGGTTACGTGAAACCTAGCGATCTCGACGTTTCCTGAGAAAATTAGCTGCCAGAAGAACCGCACAGAGTAATACCACCCCGCACAGTATCAGCAATAATAACCCGATTTCATTTATTGTGAATAACATAGTTTCCTCCCTTTAAATCATTATATTATCGTTTTACAGTTTGTCAAGTACTAATGAACACTATTAATATTTCCCTCCCAGAATACACACATTCTCAATATCAGGTAGTCAGACACCCCGCAAAGCGCAAAGTCATCTGTAACGGCCGTAGAGCCGGAAAAACGTTACTATCGGCTAAAACATCCGTTGAAAGGGCGTTACATGGCTCCAGGGCGCTCTACGCCGCTCCTACGGACGATCAGACGGAGATGTACTGGTCGTACGTGAAAGAATGGCTGGATCCCCTGATAAAAGGCGGCCTGGTTCGCAAGCTGGAAAAGAAGAAAACCATCGAGTTCCCCAACGGTGGCCGCATCAAAGCCAAGACTGCCTGGGACGCTGACAGCTTGCGTGGCGACTATGCAGACTTCCTGATACTGGACGAGTACGCTTTCATGAACCCGGACACCTGGGAATCCGTAGGCCAGCCGATGCTGCTGGATAACGACGGGGACGCCTGGTTTCCGTCAACGCCCCTGAGAATGAACCATTTTCACGATTTGTACATGAAATGTCATGAAGATGGGGACAGGTGGGCATCCTTCCATTTTACGAGCGAATCTAACCCGTTTTTGTCGAAAGCAGCTCTGAAAGAGTTGATAGCCGATATGGATGACGAAGCCTATCGTCAGGAGATTTTGGCGGAGTTTTTGGAAGGTGAAGGGGCTGTATTCCGTAATATTCCGGCGAACTTGTGGAACCCCACGGCGGAGGATTTAGAAGAGCATAAAAACCATAAACTGATTTTAACGATTGACTGGGGTAAGAGAAACGACTTCACGATTGCTGATTTAGGATGTGTAGATTGTCAGTGTGAGTTATTCATGGATCGCTTCAATACCGTCGATTACACCATCCAGAGAGACAGAATAAAGAAAATCTACGACGACTGGAAGCCTGAAATCGTGTTAGGCGAAGCCAATGCGATGGGAGAACCCAACTTGGAGCAGCTAAACGAGGACGGGGTACCAATATCGGCTTTCTGGAGTACCCACCAGTCAAAAAGCAAGATTATTCGTCAATTATCGCTTGCATTGGAAAAAGAACAATGGAAATGGCTGGATAACCCTATAGCAACCGGTGAGCTAATGTCTTACGAGATGAAAGAGACTCGAATGGGAAATCTGACCTTCAATGCCCCAAAAGGAAAGCATGACGATACGGTTATCACACGTGCCCTGATGGTTTACGGTGCTGTGTGGGGCTCCGTGTCTTTGGGTTTTGTGTAAGGAGTAATGAATGGACAATAGAACAGACGCGGAAAAGGAAACTTCCCCCTATTTTGACCATTGGGAGTATACGGGAAATGCGGCGCAGAAATTTCTAAAAACGGGTCCTAAAAAAGCAATCTTCAAAACGATTACAGAAACCGAAGCCAGGATCCTAGCGGAGGCTGGTGACGAGATTTACTTAGAACCAAGAGACTACGAGAAAGTATTAGTCGAATTTGCGGACGATCCTAAGAAGGCGATTACTTATCAGAGATTCTTAGTTTTACAGGAAGAGTATGGCGTAAATTTAGAAAAACTTTATAAAAAATCCCCCTGGGTTTACAAATGCGTGGATGTGCGCGCTATGGCCCTCGCAACCATGCCATGGGTAATCATGAAGGGCGAAACGGAGCAGAAAAACACCGATATCGCCAGATTACTGCGGGAAGTCAACCCAGAGGCAAACTGGAAGGACCTGATCGCCAGCACCGAAAAGGATTTATGCATCTATGGCCTGGCTTACTGGTGGAAGGTACGCGGCGGCGGGGATCCCGCAACGAATACAAGCGGAACAATACGATTCATCAAGCGTCTGAACCCCGCGTCCATGGAAATCAAGGCCAGCAAGGACGGGATTTCCCATTTTGAACAAAGCATCGAATCCGGCACCCCGAGAAAATTCGCCCGGGAAAACATCATTTTATTTAGGAACTACGACCCTGTAAACGACTTCGGTACCATCAGCCCCCTGGAAACCTGCAAAACGGCGGTGAAAATCGAAATCGAGGCTAACAAGTGTCTTACAGCCTTCTTTGAGAATAAGGCTATGCCGGATGTCGTAATGACCTCTAAAGAAGTTATCCCTAATACCGAACTAAAGAAACTAATGCTCCAGTGGAAACGGGAATTTGGGGGTAGCGAAAAGCAACATAAAACCGGCTTCATCTCCCACGGCTTCGAGCCCAAAGAAATGGGCTACGCCCCCAGCCAACTGGCACTCTCGGAAATCCGGCAGGAAATCCGGCGGGACATCACCTGTGCCTTTGGAGTGCCGATTGCCCTGATTAGTGGGGCTGAGGCCGTGAACTACGGGACCCTGAAAACGCACCGGCGCTCATTGTATACAGAAACCATTATCCCCCGCTCCGAATACATCCAGGGCGTGATTAATGCGGAATTGATGAACGAATTTAAAGGTGGACTGGAATTCCGTTTCCTTCCCGAAAAACTGGATGTCATGCAGGAGGATAAGGACCGCTCCGCTGAAAGCGTGGCACGGCTGGTGGAAGCTGGGGTGATAAAACCCGAAGTAGGTGCCGTAGCTGTGGGCTTCAAGGTAGACGATGCGGGTATCGGAAAGCAAGCAGTACCTTCGTTCCCGCCGAAGGAAATGCCCACAAAGACGATTGATAATAATGATGATTATACTAACGAGCTTAGATTGTGGCGGAAGAAAAGTATAAAAAGAGTAAAGGCTGGAAGGCCCGCAGCTTGTGAGTTCAAAAGCGAGTTTATTCCAAGCCTTACTATCGCATCAATTGGTGGGCAATTGGAAAACGCCGAGGGCGAGGACGACGTAGATATGATTTTTGATGAGGCTGAATTGTGGATAGATTTTCCCTAGAGAAGAAGTTTACTAAAGAACTAAGTAAGTTTCTGGCACAACAGCGTAAAGAGATAAATGAAAAGCTGAGTAGCCCGTTTCACGGACTAAGCGAGGACTTCTGGGAAAAGCAAATCCAGAAAATGCGGGTTGTCATTGAACCATTTGCAGAAAAAGCCTACGGCATGGGCGCTGATTATACCTACAGAAACCTGCTTTATGATGAAAAAACCGAGGCCGGTTACATCGACAACATCCTCTCGGCTGCGATTGAATGGGTGAAGGCATACTCACTTGAATATGTAACTAAAATCACCACCACAACACAAATGGCCGTACAAAAAGCCATTGAAAACTTTTACTCAGTCGAAGGCTACACAGTAAAAGACGTGATGAAGGCCATCATGGAAAGTGGCGTCTACAGCCCCAAGCGTGCGGAAACCATAGCAGTTACAGAGATAACCCGGGCACATTCGGCAGGTGCCGAGGCGATGGCGAAGCAGTTCGCTGAAATGGGTATCGAGTTTGACGAAATCTGGGAAACACGCCACGACGGGCTGGTGTGCAACGTTTGCGGCGATAGACACGGGAAGCCTCGTGGTACGGCATGGCAGGGTTACCCCCCTGCCCATCCGAATTGTAGGTGTAGAGTGTTCAGAAGAAGAAAAGAAGAAAAGAAAACATATAAGGAAAACGCTTTGGCTGATTTTTTGATAGGTTTGGGCTCCTTGGGTTCTATGGTGAATGAACTTCCCCAAAGTCTAAGAGAGGAATTTAAATCAGCGGTAGAGCTAATAACAAAACAATTTGCCAAAGCAACCAAGCACTTTAATGAGAGAAGCGATGTCCTTACAGAACAAGTAAATGAGGTAAAAGAAACTCAATCGCAACTCGCATCAAAAGACGAACTCACTTCCATACAAAAAAAGCAAAGCCAGGAAACTCGGAAAATCAGCACCGAAATCAAAATCATCGGCAATCAATTACCAAAAATAAAGCGTGAAGCAGAAGCCAAAGCCTACGAAATCGTAGAAAAGAAAGCCGCCAGCTACGCTTCCGCGGTTCACGATCATCCCTTCAAAGACCACTCCCTTTTGGACCACACCGACGACATGGGGCCAAAGGACGTCTTAATCGGCAAGCAAATCCGCCCGCTGACCATGGCCGACTTGCCGGAATACCTGCAATCGGAACCCGTGCGCGGTGGCGGAGGTGGGGGCCACTGGCCGGACATCGAAAAGCCTTCTTACGTTACCTTGGCGACTACCAGCGTGCTGGCTAACGAACGCGTGTTGACGGGGACTGCTAACCAGATAACGGTGACCGATGGCGGGGCTGGGACTACAGTAACGCTTAGTTTACCGCAGAACATCCACACGGGGGCGATTCCGCAATTTGCCGGTTTAGGGATTGGAAAAGCCGGAACATCAGGGAATATAGTATTTTCGGCGGCAGCAACAATTTCAACCACTGCGGGGAATTTAACATTCAATTCAGCGGGAAATGTCATTGTGTCGGGTACTAATGGGATTGATTATAACCCTGGCTCGGATGGCGATGTTGATATTATAACCGTGGGGGTAACAGGAGCACCAAGAATATGGTGGGATGAATCTGAGGATCTTATATCTTTTACAAAGGGCATTTCAATAGCACAGAATTTTGAGGCGAATTCAAATGGCGCCATTAGAATAGCAGGTTCCAATGATGCGTTTGGGACTTATTTGTTCTCTGCCAATAATTCAAGTGTTTTAAATACCGCTTCAACGTGCTATGGTTTGGTCTTTGAGGTACGGAATCAAGGAGCGGGTAGCGCAAGAGGAATTGCATCAACTGCTACATCACAAAGAGCTGGCGCGGTTGGTAGTTTGATGGGGGTTCAATCTAAAGTAAGAACAAATAATGCCTCTTTAGTTGTTGCCGAAGGATATGGAATTTATATTGAGAGTCCAACAATTACGTCAGGTAGTATAACCTCCTTATATGGATTACGAATATTAGATCAAAGTGTCGGAACATATCAAAGTTTTGCAATTTATACAGGCGCGGGGACAATTTCCTTTGGCGACAGTCTAGCTTTTCGCCAAGCATCCATCATCAGTACGACCGCTGGGGACTTAACGCTATCACCTACAGCAAACCTGAACGTTACAGTAGACGCCGCGTTCGGTGGTTCTCATGCACCATCCGCAGTGATACACGCAGATCAATCATCTTCCACTGGCGCCCAACCGGTATTATTATTGGATCAAGCAGACATTGACATAGAATTCATAAAACTTGTCGGCAGTTCAGAGGACGGCGAAGCAGACAGGTCACTAGTTGACGTAGCCGATATGTCCACGCCGGGGGCGTTGGTGGGCTGGTTCCAAGTTTACATTCAGGATGACCAAGCGACAAATCCGATTACCGATGGGGTTTACTATGTCCCATTCTATGCTGCGCCTAGCGCATAAGGAGAATAAATGTCACAAGTAAACGAATTATTACCTAAGAACGCAGTAAGACCTTACGCAGAATTCAAATTCACTTACCATTACTTAAATGATTCGATTGGGGGTAATGTATTCGTTCAAGTTCTAAATGATACCGCACCAGGAGAAACGGAGGCTAGATTAACTTTACCGTTATCAGATTTAGACTTCACACCTGCCGAAGTAAACGCAGTAAAAGATTTAATCCGTTCAAAATTACAGACACTTGCACAAGACAATAATTTATCTATTTATGAGGAGTAATCTCTACCATGAGTAAATCAAATGCAATAACAGAAGAACAAGCAAAAGAAATCCTGACCGCCGAGGCAACACGCAGGCAGAACACCTTTAGAGATGAGTACGTTGCACTCTGCAACAAGCACGGCCTTCAACTCGTAGGCGTTCCCCAACTCACACAGGACGGCAGAATCGGCGTCAATTTAGTAGTAGGAGAAATACAAACTTAGGAGTAACAAATGGCATTAGATTCAGATTCGGCACTCAGTCTTACAGACTCAGATTCTACGATATCCCTCGGAGGCAGTTCATCGAACCAAAAATCCCTCCGCATCTACGACGAAGGCTTCAGCGGACTGTTCAGCATGGACCCCGTTTGGGCGGCACTCAGGCGCGGTGACGACTTCTTCACCTGGGAAACTGCGCTGGCGTGTACTTCGGTAGCGGTTACCTGTGCGGACAGCGACGTATTCGTGGGCATGACTGCCACGAACCAGATTGCATTTATTACGGAAATTGCTGTCGGTGTGGAAACAGTGGCCGATTACGCCACTTTCCAACTGGTGAAATGTTCATCCGCAGCGGCTACAGGTACCGCAGCTGCGCTTTCACCAGCTTACAAGTTCTGTACCTATGGTTCAGACTTACCCAGCGAGATTGTTCACACTGTTCAATTTAACCCGCCCATCGCATTGAAATACAGCGCCGCTACTGCGGAATCGTTCACGATTCAGTATACCGGCAACGATACCGACGCCACGGTATGCGCTGGTATCCATGGGTGGTTTGAAGATATCCCTAGTTCGTAATGCAAACTGAGATAGAAATAAAAGGTATTGACGAACTCCGCAAGAAACTCTCCAAAGTCCAAGCAGAAAAGGTATTCAACGAGGTTTTCCCCCTCATCACAGACGAAATAATGCACGAAGCAGGAAAGTATCCTGCGGAAACAAGCGCCAATGTACCCAGTACAGGTACTTGGTACAGGCGCGGTACTGGACGAATGCAGGGCACCAAAGCTTATGATGATTCAGAGGACTTGCTTGGTCAATGGTATGCCAAAACCAGTCTGGCTAAATTTCAAGCCAAAATTGGGAACCTTGCTTCCTACGCCAAGTACGTTCATGGAGATGTTCAAGCTAAATTCCACGGTGCAAGAGGATGGAAGAAGCTAACGAAAGTAGTGAAAAGCTACAAGAGGGAAATCGAAAAAGAACTGAAACGAGCAGTAAACCGGAGGCTTAGATAATGCCAAAAGATAAAACGAAAATTATACGCGGTGAATGGTACGACCTCGAAGCCAGGAAATCCGACGACGAATGGATCCTTGATGTCCTGGGGGCGCCATTCGGTTCCCCCGAAAACAAAGACCGACAGGGTGACTATTTCAGCCCCAAGACCGATTTCATGGTGAAAGAAGGCGACGAACGCCCAGTCCTTTACTACCACGGCGATCGCCCCGATGGTGGGCCGGATGATCGCCCCCAGATTATCGGGAGGGCAAAGGTTACCAAGAAGGACGAAAAGGGCTTGTGGTTTGAAGTGATTTTAGACAAGACAAAGAAACTTGCCGAGCGAGTATGGAAAGCTGCCATTGGTGGCCTCGCCCGCGCAAGTACAGGAAGTATTAACTATTTGGTACGACGTTCTCCTGACAGGGAAATACTCACCTGGCCTATTGGAGAACTTACATTAATCGATCAAGGGCAGGGTCGACTACCGGCCAATGACATGGCTACCGTCGCCCTGAAATCAATTTACGTGGAAGCTGAACTTGAAATGCCAGAGACATTCATAGAGAGCGAGGAGCTAAAGGTGAATGTAGTGCAAGAAGAGGAAAGCGAAACAAAAAGAACCTTTGATGAATTCAAATTCCTTTACTACCTGGAAAAATTTACCAAGTAATTCCGGTAGTAATGGACAACATGGAGGAAAGAATGGAAGAGAACACTGACCTCGAACTTCAAGTTGCTAAGGCTATTGCTCTCTATGAAGAGAGACAGGAAACTGCGCGCAGGAAGGAAGAGGAAGAAAAAGCGAAGCTCGAAAAACTAACCGAGGAAATCGAATCCAAGGTTCGGGCTGAGCTCGAAGAAGAAAAGAAAGCCTGGAAGGAAGCCAAAGGCTCTGCAACCGTCATCGAGAAATCGAAGCCTGGAATGGGCGTAGAATCGCTCAGACACGACTTTGATCACTGGTTACGGACAGGCGACTATGGTGCGGCCAAGTCATTGGTACCCGCTAAGTACGCCACATGGGGGCCACGCTACGACCAGGTGCTGACCGAAGATCAGCGCAAAGCACTACAGGAAGGCGACGCCACAGAAGGCGGTTACCTTGTTCCTATTGATTTCGTTGCTGAGATCGTAGCGAAACGAGATAACTATAGCTTTGTGCGGCAGATGCCTGTTCGTGTGATTAATACCTCACGTGACAGCATCGAAATTCCTGCCGAAGATACGTCACTAACCAAGTTCTCCCGAACGGCGGAAGAAGCATCCTACTCAACCAATGACCCCAGCTTTGCCGAGAACCTGGTAACCGTGCATAAATGGACGAAGCTAACCAAGATTTCTGAGGAACTCTTGGAAGATGACGCCACGGACCTGATGGGCTGGTATGCTGACGCTGTTTCCCGAGCATGGGCGCAGACTGAGGCTTACTACGTTGCCATCGGTACTGGCACAAACCAGCACGAAGGTATCTTCGTCGGTGGCGACACGGATGCGCTGACGTTTGACTCTGCTAATAGTATTGAACGACAGGAACCCCATGAGTTGATGTCTAAACTCAAAAGCGGCTACCTGCCTGGATCTTGCTGGTTAGCTGATAACCTGACATGGCATCATATCGCAACGCTCAACGACGCAAATAACTGGGCCTTTGGCTCGGCTGATAATCTTCGCTTCAATACGGGCGACGGTGCGCATATGGGCTGGCTGTATGGCAAGAAGTTCTTTGTCCAAGACGACATTGATGCCATCGCCACCAGTAAATGTACTTTGATGTTCGGTAATCCGTACTTCTATGCGTTAGTCGAACGCAAGGGCTTAGCAATTAAACGCAACCCGTACCTATACCAGGCATCCGGGCAAGTAGGTTTCTTCTCATCCTTTAGACAGGGTGGGAAAGTACTTGTCGAGGAATCTTGGGTAGGCGGGGTGCAGGCGTAAGGAGGAAAACATGCCTAAGATGCTACCACTTTACGAACATATTGGCGAGCCCGTAATGCTTATCGAACCTGATGCGTATACAAGCGGCACAATCGATTGCTCCGATAACGACGCCAGCGTTGTTATCGATGGACTAAGTTCTGTCCTGTTCCTGTTGCAGATAGGAGACGCTGACACCTGTTCTTCCGTCGCCGTCTCAATCAACTATTCCTGTGACACTGAGGGCAGTAATGCTAACACCACATCAGGAACCTGGCACTCCACAGATGCCGTTTTCGTGGCGGTTACATCCGCAGGCGTAAACGAAATCTACTTGATGGAGTTGGATATAGGCCGGAAAGGACTTACGGAGTCGGGTAGTGCTCTATTCGCCTCGGTTGTCCTGACGGACGCAATCGACATGGCGCTATGCGCTATTCCTGTCCCAGGAACTATGCAACTACCGTCTACGAACGAGAACGCTGTGGTTTATGCCTACGGTAATCCCGATACGTAAAAACAACAATTGAATAGGAGGGGGGTCGTTACCCCCCTCCACTTTAGGAGTAATACATGGCCTATACCGTAACAAGTGACGTAAAAGCCTTTGGTGGGTTCACTGATTCTGACACCACGGATGATGTGCTAATTGGGAAAATCATTCCCATGGCACAAACCATGATCGACACCTACACAAACAGAACTTTCGAATGCTCAAGTACAACCGAAGCCACGCGCACGTATGACGCTAACCTTGACGTTGAAGATGAAACTCTATGGCTGGACAAAGAACTGAACACCATAAACTCCATCAAAGTCGAAGGAACGGCGATAGATAGCGACGGTTATGTTACCAGTCCACGCACCGACAAACCCTACTATGCCATCACCATCCTGGATTCTGCCGGAGATAGCGACGACTGGAGCTATGACACCGACGCCGAAAATGCCATCGTAGTTGATGGACATTGGGGCTATTCGTCCGCAGCACCCAGCGACATCAAATGGGCTTGCGAACGATTGACCCTATGGCTGTACAAGCAACGTAATTCAGACGTAGACCTGGACCGACCTTTGCTTACTGGCCAAGGAATAACCATCATGCCGACAACGATACCGGCTGATGTGGCCAGGATACTGGCAGTTTACAGGCGCCGTGACATAGGAAGCGCATAATGGCATCCAAGATAACTAGCATCTACTCGAACATAGCCTCACGTGAGGTTTACTACGACAGCGATATCCTACCTAAAGTATGGGACTTGAACGATGTAGGTAAGTTCGATGGCGAAATAGCTAACTCATGTCCTGTGCGTGTCTTATCTGTCATCTCACCGGAATCAGGGCTTGAAAGTGCGACGTTTGTTGAAATGGGCGAGAATATGGAGGTTACGTGGAAGATTAGCGATTTGCTGCTAATCCGCCCCACCGCACATGGTGGAAGTATGCGTAACTCTCTGCCCCAAATGATCAACTACCAGGTCGATTATCTGGAAGCCATACAAGCAGACAAAACCCCGACAAGTCAAAGTTATATAGAAGAAATGTACATGAATCGTGGGGTATTTAGATTTCCCACAGATGAAAGCGATCCTTATTACGGTGTGGAAGCTGTAATAACAGTAATTGAGTATATCTAAGGAGATACTTATGGCAACTAAACATTTAACGATTAATAAGAAAATTGAAGTAGGCAAAGAGGCTACCAATGCCTGGGGCACGGCTGTTGCTCCCACCCAGAAAATGATGGGCGTGACCGATGTCAGCATCACCCCCCTGGTCACCGTGGAACAAATCAAGGATATGCGTGGAGACTACAACCCCAGCCGCGAAAGCCTTGTGCGCCAGGTTGGTGGCGAGGCTACTGTAGAAGGCTGGATGAGTTACGAGCAAAGCCCCTACGTCTTTGATGCGTTTTTCTGGCATACCGACTCTGATGTTGGAATGACCACGGACGCATCAGGTGACGCAACCCGCGTTTACTACTCCCCCACCCACGCCTCTGATGTCAAGGATACCAGAGTACAAACCATCGTACATGGTGACGTAGGCGTTAGTTCTGATGTGATCAACGTAATCAACTTAGCAGGCGCAACAATGAAGGGGCTTGAACTTACAGGCGAGATAGGATCCCCCCTAACCTACCGTGCTAACTACATTGGGAAACAGGTCTCTACGGATACCTTCGCAAATGTAGCCGATACAGATGTCGACTATGTGCTAGGTGGACATCTTAACCTGCTCTACATTGATCCTGGCTCAGATGGAATCGGAAATACCAAAACGTCTGACATTATGTTCAGCTTCAATCTAAGCCTTGACAACGGTCGTGAGATCGACAGGCACATGGGGGACTTTGCACCCAAAGGATACAAAGATAATCCGTTTAGTGGAACGTTAAACCTGGTTCTGGAGCTAACATCAGTGTCCGAGCCTTACCTGGACGCAATTATCTCCGCTACGGACAAAGGCGTTGAAAAGAATGTCCGAATGAAGTTCCTGAGTGATAGCGATTACATACAAATTGATTTTTGTGGTGTGGTTGTGGATGCTCCTGACCTTTACACGGATGTTGATGGAGTAATGACCGCAGACTTCACACTAACCGGCCAAAAAACGTCGGGGACGTCAGATTGGTTAGGCGTAACACTGTTTAATCATGTTCCATCACTAACATAAGGAGGGTTTTCCCTTCATGAAACTTAAAATCAAATACCCCGAAGAAAACGAGAAGGGCGTATTGAAGTATATTCGCAATAGCGCCCTATTCAACGAAGTCTTACAAAATCCAAGTGAATTTAAAGTCAAGGACATAGATAAAGCCTATGACTGGCTTTTGTCACTTGTTATCGAACCAGAGGACAGGGAAGAGGCTTACGACCTGCTTATGGAACTGACGGCTAAAGAACTGGCTAACCTGTTCAAGCAGATGTCAGTAAACCTGGAGACTGACCCAAAATTACCGGAGAACTCAGAAGATGGCTAAGCGGGAAATCCCCCTCTGCTAAACCACCTTACTGGGTTCTTGTTTTACAGATGGCTGACGAATGGAACATCCCTCCATGGGAGGTGGAGGAAGAATGTACCGCACGTTGGTACAGAAACTACGTGATATGGAAAACCGCTAACAAATTAGAAGCGGAACGAAGGGCAAAGGATGGCTGAACGTTCGGAACTAGAAATCATACTTGTCGGTAAAGACAAGACTAAGAAAACCTTCAAGGAAGTTGGCAAAAACCTTGACAGCATGGGTAAAAAGTCCAAGAGTGTCAGGGATGAATTTACGACGACATCACGGAAAGTTGTAGCGGCTGCCGCTGCTATAGGGGCCGCTGTTTTGGCTGCCAAGAAAACCTTTGACTTTGGTTATGAAGGTGCTCAACTGCTTAGGCTTGAGCAGGCTGGCAATAGGCTTGCTAAGTCCTATGGGCAATCTATGAGCTCTATCGTAACGTCCATCAAAGAGGCATCCAACAATACGATAACCCAAGCCGATGCTATGGGGCTTGCGGCGAAGGCTATGCAACTTGGAGTTGCACAAACCCCCGAACAATTTGACCGACTAGCAACTGCATCCATCGCCTTGGGCCAAGCCATGGGACGCGGCCCCGTCGATGCTATGACTGACATCGTTACCGGTATCGGGCGCATGTCGCCACTTATCTTGGACAACCTGGGCATTATGACAAGAGGCGGCAAGATTTTCGATGAGTATGCCGAAAGCGTAGGAAAAACTACTGACCAGTTAACGGATGCCGAGAAGAAACAAATACTTTTGAATAGCGCCTTCAAATCCGCCGAACCCCTTTTGGATGAACACGGGGAGTTAGTAGCTGATATTGCCACAAGTTACGAGCAGGTAATCGCAAAACTCACTGATTATGTTGATACATTCAAAAAGCGCCTAGCGCGCGAATTACCTGGTGTTATTGATACTCTAAACGAATATCTCGATACTCAAACCATGATTTCGAGAGCCGAGGAAGAATACAGTATCAGGAAAAAGCTATTCTTAGATGACTTTGTTTATGAAGGACAAGTAATTGCGAAGAATGTTGATGAGCTCAGGGATTGGCTAAAGGCGCAAGACGAAATCAATCGTGTAGTTGATCTGTCGACACAAATTATGAATGAGTATGCGGCGGAAATGGATAAGGTGGATCTGAGTACAAGTAAACTGGGTCCTACTACAGAAGAATACCTCCGCCCATTGAGACACGTAAGACCTACCATGCAACCCGTTGTAAGATCGTTTCAAGATATGGGAATTTCCCTAAGCTCAATGAACATCAACGTGGATGACGCAATAGATGAGCTAAAAAGATTCTTGGACTGGTTACTAACAGATGGCCCAAAAATTATTGAAGCCATAAATCGAATCACAAGCGCTGTATTAGGAGGGATAATCTCCGTCGACACTGCAAAGGCACGATTAGCCGCCCTAGAAACTGGTGGTATCGGTGGCTACGAAGCCCAGATTACCAGTGAACGCATCAAGTCATTCATGGAACGTCAGACAGAAAGAATGGATGTCAGGGCCAAAGGCGGCCCCCTCTCCGGTTTCAACCTGGTAGGTGAACAGGGTTATGAACTCGTAATCGGCAACGTGGTAATTCCACATGGCATATCCAAGAAACTGATGCAGCTAGGCTTGAAGCCCAGAAAAGGCTTCTACGCCGGCGGTGACCTGGGGGATGACGAACGCTGGTCGCCCTACATACCAGGAGGTTCCATAGCCCCGCCCCCAGTGGGCATACAACAGCCAAGTCCGACCATTACCACAGCCCCGACCATTACCACGGCTCCTATTGTGGAAGTCATAGATGACATTACGCAGGAAGCCACGGAAGTTGCCACGGAAAAAGCCATGACGCAGATTGCCCCCAACCTGTCAGCGCAAACGCGGGTTATGGGTGCCGGTATGATGACGCAAACAAAGCAGGTGAGGGAAACAAATATTATTTTGAACAGCATATTAAATACCCTGGGTAATCTACCTAACCGCGATGACATGGAACAGATAATGAGAGAAAGCAGGGACACGAGCGGTTTCTAATGAGCGAGCCAGTATACCCCGCCACGGATGCAATCAAACTAGAAGTCCAGATTTCCGCTGATACGTCCTGGACAGACATCTACCCTGACGTAATGGCTGACCCGCCCCTTGAGTTGTTCTATGGCAACCGAAGCGATAGACCAGACCAGAGAACAGCACAGGGCGGGCATCTCAAGTTCACGCTGGATAACTCCACCGGTAACAGCGGAGGGCTGATAGGGTACTACTCGCCAGGTTCCTCGGATGTGCAGACAGGCTGGCAGGAAGGCGTAAACATTCGCTACTCCATCCTGTATGACAGTGACACCTATTACAAATGGTGTGGGCGTGTAAACGAAATCGTACCAGAACACGGAGAAAGCGGACCGCGTACCGTGAAGGTGTCCGCCGTTGACTGGATAAATGATGCAACCCGAATAAAGCCCGAAGGCTTAGGAGTACAGGAAAGCAAATCAGGTGACCAGCTCGTTACCACGCTATTGACAGGTGTAACGCAACAGCCAACAGCCACACAATACGATTCAGGCATTTCAAACTTTGAATATTGTTTTGATGAGATTAGAGATAGGCACACAACAGCCCAGCAGGTATTGAAAAACATCACCATGTCGGAGTTCGGTAGATGCGCTCAGATAGGAGACTCGGATACCGGCGGGGTTCTCAGATGGTGGAAACGCCATGCCTGGAACCAGGATACGGATGTTCTTCTCACTATGGATAACGATGGGGATTCAGATGACTATGAAGATATCGTAATCCTGGCAACGGAAAACGACGTGTTCAATACCGTCAGGGCGACAACCTACCCAAGAGCAGTGGATACAGACCAAACCGTTATCCTTTGGGAGCTTCAAGGAGATGGTTTTATCGGAGCAAGCGATCAGAAAACAATATTTGGCAAATACACAGATCCGAATAACCGCGATACCAGAATAGCAGGGGCAGGTTTTCAAGAACCCGAAGGTCAAAACGATTTAATGAATTACGATTTTGAGGATGGGATAGCCTATTGGGTTCCATTACAGGGTGCTATTGTTCAATCATCCGATCAGGCACACAACGGTAATTATTCAGTGAAATTTACTACACATACAGGAACAATACAACCCTATATCCGCCCCGGAAATCCAAATTTTGTTGGTGATTATAGAAAAGATGATTTAGTTAGATGGCAATACTATTATTATCTACCAGACGCATGGCCGACGAATATCAGCACTTTGATAGTGGAATGGGATTCTAACGGCGACTGGATTCAAAATGATACTATAGAAACATTTACGCCCTCATCTGGTAGTTGGAACAGAAGAGCAGGCAGCGCATTATTAACCGCCTCTGATTGTGCTGCAATAAGCATAATTCCTTATTCGGCAAGCGCATCATCTGACTTTGACAGTAATATCATATATTTTGATGATTTTTATCTGATACAAGATTCCAACCTCTCATTTGAATTCGGTGCTAATGGGTGCAAAAATGACAACCTTGTATTTTCAAGTGCGACTTTTGGAGGTAACTCAGTTAAATTCGTTATAGAAAATACAGGACCAACAGGTGACATTCTAAATAGGCTTGAAGCCAAGGGATCTCCCGTATACGTCTACCAGCCCGCCATCGCAGAGGCAATCGACAGCGACAGCATAGCTAGCTACGGCGACAGAAATCTGAACCTGAAACTGATTTACCAGGACAACCCCCTCGAAGGCCAGGACTTTGCAGATGCTGTATTAGCAGACCACAAAGCCAGACGTTCCAGAGTAAAGAGAGTGAAGTTTACAGCAAACCGCAACGACGCCCTGATGAAAGCCGCCTGCCAGGGAGAACCAGGAGACAGGATAACGCTTTCGGAGTTGGTAGCTGGGATTTCAAAAGAAGATTATCACATCAATGGTGTGTTGTGGAAGGACACATCAAGAATCATAGACGTAACCTGGTTCACGGTATTGTCCGACACAAATTCTTATTATCGGGTTGAAACCGATGCAATAGACGATTCTGACAGAGTAATAGCATATTAGGAGTAAGTTATGGCATATAACGGCCCAAGGACTTGGGTAGCATCTGAAACGCCCACAGCGGCTAATTTCAACACAGAGGTACGAGATAACATCACCGAATTGGCGAAGAGTGGTTTTACCGTTGTCATAGACGGCGGTGGTGCCCCCATAGATACCGCTTCCTTTGTGGATGTTCATATTCCTTATAAATGCTCTATTGATGCAGTTTATACCTACGCGGATACCGTTGGAGATATCACGGTTGATATCTGGAAAAGAGTATCCTCGGATTTCGGAACCAACCAACCTAGCGACACAGATAGCATAACCGCATCCACGCCCCCAGCGATTTCATGCGATGACTATGACGCCGATTCAACCCTGTCAAGCTGGACAACAACCCTGAATGCCCAGGACATGCTGAGGTTTTATGTGGAGGCTTGTTTGGTAATTGAACGGGTTTCGATTGGTGTGGAGACTTCCAGGAGCTCGTAATGTCACTGAAAACCGGATTACAGCATTACTGGAAAATGGATGAGGCCAGCGGTACCCGCGTGGATAGTATCGGTACCGCAGACCTGGATGACTACGGGACAACTGGCTATCGGGAAGGGAAGCTTGGCAATGCCATAGCCAGCACGGATTCGTCAGACGGGCTATACACATCTGACGCCGTAACCTTTGATGGTGGAGATTTTACTGTCAGTCTTTGGATGTATTGGGATGCAGTAGCAGGTGATTCCAGCCCGCCATATATCGTTATTGATAAGACAGATAATTTCAGATTTGCTCTTACTACTAATGCAAATACAGGAAATGTTTGGTGGGGCGCCGATGATTCCGGGAGTTCAATAACAGTTGAAACAGGTGGCTGGCACCATGTAGTGCTTTGGTATGACCATTCCGAAAGTACCGGTTACCATGTTGTGGATGATGGAAGCGCAACATCCACGAACACCGGTTCTTATGCAACAAATGCAAATGTAATAAGAGCTGGTGGAACGGGCGTAGCTGGTAGAATGTGTGGCGCACTTGATGAGGTCGGCATCTGGAACCGTATCCTGTCATCGGATGAGAGAACGCAGCTTTACAACGGCGGTAATGGATTGAAGTTAGCCGGTTTTGGACCAAAGGGAAACCAGGTGATCTGGTTCTAGCGATGTCCCAGAATAATTTTCACCCGGTAGTTCCTATAAAATCAAAGTTATATTTCGATGAAGATACTTATGAAAGAGACAAGAGAAAGAAAAAGAAAAGAGTGAAGCGCCATAGGAAGAAGCGAAGGAAGCGAAGGTAACCATGGGAGCAACACCAAAGTACGCAAACGAAATCATAGAACGCTTAACCAGAATGGAAGTGATACAAGAGAGTACCGCTAAGGATGTGAAAGACATCCATGAGTGTATATACGGGAATAGTAATCCTGAAAGCGGGCTTATTTATAAGGTATCAGTAAACGAGAGTTTTAGAAAAGCAGTACATAAACTGGTGTGGCTAGGTATCGGAACCCTGATTTCGGGTATTGGAGCGATTGCGTTCTCGGTGTTGGGCTAATAGGCTTTCCAATGCTTCGTGACGTAGTTCTGCAAGATACATCTTTATTCTACAAACTGCACAGTATCTTTTTTCCATTGGTAACCTTCGCAGTTTCTCACAAAGCTCACACTCAATCTTGTACTGCTCCTCTTTCATCTTTCTCGCCTTCCAGGGGTGGCGCTATTTCTTTGATGTTATCCAGGTAGAGCAAAACCGCCCGAGTTATATGAGCCCTCTTTTCAGGGGGCCATTCCATGATTTGTTCTGCAATCCGCCTGACATCAACACTTAGCGGGATTGGCTCAATGTAATTGAATTCTTGAAGCGGAGCGTTATATAGGTCCGCTAGTTTCTTGAGTCTGTCCATCGGACAAGGATAAATGCCGCGTTCATAATCAGAAAGGCTCGATGCTCTGATGCCCGTCATTTTCTCGACGTCGTATAATGACCAAAGTTTTTTATTTCGGTAGAGGCGTAGCTTGCGACCCATGAATTTCGCGATCTTTTGCTCGACCTCCTTTACCTCCGGGGGTTTTTTTCTCCGTCCCATGTTCCCCTCTCCTTATTTAATTCTTACCATCCAACCTAATGAAATCATTTTACATGAAATAATTTAGAATGTCAAGTAATATCGTAGAATATGTACATATCAAACTGCACTCATATACCGGATGGATAGTCCGGTATTAATTGTACGTTAATATCTTGACAAAATACGGTGTTATCGTATATAATGGACACAAGTCATAATGTGAGGTGCCAAATGATTGATGAGTGCGAGACATTTTTATTGAATACTGTCACCAAGGTTGAGGATGCAATCAATTACTTATCCAGTGCATCTGCCGAGTTCCGTAATCCCAACGACGAGGAGGTCATTATTTTTTATCGCGACCGATTAAACGACTGGCTGGACAGTTATCAAACTTTCGTTGTATGTCATATTGATAAGGTTATTGAGGAACGCCTTATAAAATATACCACACAAAATGACATGATATTAAAGGATATTGATATTAATATTCCAGGGAATTAGGGTACAACCGTACACTGGTTATGATAAGTATTATTACCTTAATCATTTTGTACGGTACAAACATATACAGTAGGTAATAGTAATGGAATTTATCTCCATAAAGAATTGGCACGTATATCAACATTATAAGGATCGTAATCCTCCATGGATAAAATTTCACGTATCATTGCTATCTGATTATGGGTTTTGCAGTTTACCTGATTATCTAAAATTGCAGCTTTGCTTATTATTTCTACTGGCTAGCAAACTTGATAATAAAATCCCAAACGATCCGGGATATATCCAAAATCAACTGCATGTCGAAAATGATGTAAGAATAGACCTATTGATGGAAAAAGGCTTTATAGTCCCTTGGTCGCCCCCGGACGACATAGATTGGGGAAATCGATATATTCCAAAAGAATTAAAAGACAAGGTTTTCAAAAGAGATTGTGGCGTTTGTCAGGCCTGTGGTTCAAAGCAAGATATAGAATACGATCATATTATACCGGTTAGCCATGGTGGAGAATCTATAGAAGAAAACCTACAACTGCTTTGTAGAAGCTGTAATCGCCGTAAAAGGGCTATGGGGGCCGCAGACTGGGTAAATAAGTACGCTCCGCATCTTCGTAGCAGATTGCTACGCAGCACTGCATGTCTGCGTAGCATAGAGACAGAGACAGAGACAAAGAAAGAGAAGAAGAACAATAAACTTCCTCCCGCTATAAAAGCTTTTCGGAGTGCCGTTCACCGTTATCCGGCGAAATCCTGGTATCAAGACATTGATGATATTGTGGGGCGAGATCCCGACGATGTTGGAAGATGGCGCGCAGTTTGTAAGGATTGGGTGGGGCGTGGGTGGAATCCGATTAACGTCAGTGGGATGTTGGATAAATACAAAACTGATGTCCCCGAAGAACAAGAGTTCAAGGAATTTGATTGATGAAGATAACTTTAAGTGGTGTATTTGAGTATGAGCGTGAAATAATGCATGGCGATGATCCTGAAACAATAAAATGGTTTTACGATGAGATATTATATGGTGAAAATCTTATTGTTCACAGTAATAAAATCGGAGATCAGATAGGTACTATCAGGTTTGAGAAAAGAGACATAAAAATTAATGAAGTGGATTAAGAGATTTTATTATTTCGGTACAGCCTGGTTGTACGTGGTGGTTGCTTCTGCGCTTCTGGGCTACATGGTGTCCAGTTGCTGGGATGACAGGAACAACAAGTTAGCGATGGTGTTGACTGCTTTGGGCTGGCCGATTATTTATCCGTTTGCTTTTTTGTTCGATTGGCTGGACATCGAAACACCTTGGGGCAGTTATCATGGTGTCGATCCCTGGTAAAGCCGAAGGGCTCCCGGGATACGCGGGTTCGATTCCCGCCTGCTCCACTGCGGGCCACACCAGTTACGAGGATTGGCGAGAGTGGATGACCTGGTGACCTGCTTTCCCAGTGAAAACAATTAGGGAGAAGTTTTCAATGCCACTGAAAACAATATTTACTACCGAAAGAATAATAAACGGCAAGCGCTACACCGGCCCCAACCTTCTGGCTGACAGCCTGCAGGAAGCCGAAGAACTGGTAGCCAAGGCGATGCCGGATGGCGTCTGGGTTGTCGGGCAGCTCGTGCTGCCGTGGTGGAAGCAGGCCTGGTACAACATTCGGGATTTATATAGGCGTGATTAGTATAATTATGGCTAGATTGTACGGTAATATAGGGTGTTTTGGGGTACTGTACCGTATGCTAAAACGCTCCAGGACGCTTCCAGAAGCTCGTAGGGCGATTTTGGGCAGAAATAGACACCCTGATAAGGATAAACGATGAAACGTAAAAATAAATTACCTTACAAGTGGGTAACCCCCGTCGTCAAAAAAGGCGCTGGCCTCTGGAAACAGGTTTACTGCCCCAACGGGCACCTGTTGAAACAGATACGTTACGGGTCCTGGGGAAGTGCTATACCGAAGAAGATGAAATGTCACGTGTGTGCTGAGGAGGCCAATGGAAAAGCTACCCCAAAACCTTGATGCCGAAACCGCTATCATCGCAACCCTGGCGGTGTCCCCGGAATACTGGCGGTACGCACAGCACCTGACACCTGATTACTTCCTGGATGTTCAATGCAGGGAGGCGTTTCAACAAATGTTGAAATACCAGGAAGAAGGCAGAGAATGGTTAGAAGGTGACGAATGGGTGATGGAATGGTTTTTCAATGGCACGGCGGTTTATTTATCGCACTTATTCGAGGAGTTAGTACACCGTGTTGAAGAGGCTTACATCTGCCGCAAAGGTTTACTGCTTGCCAAGGACATGGCTAGCAAGGCCATCAACGGGGATGCGGCAGGAGTAGAAAAAGCCATAGCATCTGTCAGACTACCGTCATTAAGTAAAAACGGTTTAGTCGTGGCAGATTTAGTACAAACGCTAAAGGAGAACCTGGGAAACCAGCAAAATGAAATCATCGAGTGCGGGTTCAGTAACCTGGATGCCGTAGGGATGCTCCGGCGAAAAGAAGGTTTTGGTTTAGCGGCGAGGCCGAGTATGGGTAAGTCACAATTGATGGCGCAAATAAGTTCCCATGTTGCCCGAGAAGGTGTTGTCGTCGTCTGGAGTGGCGAAATGGCCGCAGATAGGTGGATTGGAAGAATGGTATCAGCCTACGCCGGAGCATCCTTACGGTATGCAGAGCCCGATGATAAGCGGTTTGATGTGGCGTTTACGACGGTTGAGGAGTTAGAAAATTTGTACGTTTTTGAACAGCCAATGACAAGCCTGGAACTGGCAAGCCAGTGTCGCCGGATTGCTGACAAACATGGCGGGTTGGATTTGCTGATTGTCGATCACATCAGATTATTACGGGACAAGTTGGACAGCGAAGTTCAAAGGCTAGGAGTAATCACGCGGAATTTAAGGGACATCGCTAAAGAGTTGAATTGTTGTTCGGCTATGTGCATACAACTTAATCGGCTAGTTGAAAGGCGTAGCGATAAACACCCTGAACTTATGGACTTACGGGATTCGGGGCAGATTGAGGAGAACTTAGATACCGTGGTTTTTCTTTACCGTGACGCCTATTACACCGAACGCGATAACCCGAACCAGCAAAGTGGTGAGGCGCAGCTGTATACCAGGAAAAATAGAGAGGGCCGACACTGGGCAAAGAAACTATGGTTTGCCATTGAGGACGGTCCAAGGTTTGCGGTGGTACAGAATGATTAGAACAGGCACACCCATCGAAGTTACTTCATGGGACTGGGAGGAACGTCCGGTATACGATAGGTACGGCAACATCCGCTACTACCAGCGGGTACGGGTTCCGAGGGAATACAGGGAACTGGAGTACGAGCAGCCGGAAGCAGGAGAGCCGATAGACTGGAATGACACGGTGGAGTTCTAATGTATATCGGACTGACTGAAGAAATGGTATTCAATCCTCCAGAGGGTATGGAGGGCTGGCGTTTCTACCGCATCGAGTACGGTGGGTTCAATGAGATGTGCATAATTGAGGGAAGGGTATGGTTGCCTGCACACGTGGACCCTGGGAAGCTGGAGAAGTTACTTGAGGAGTGGAGTAAGGAGATAGAGTCATAACATGGGTTCAAATCCGTTATGGAAACAGGTACAACGCAAACATGCGCGCTTATTAGGCGGAACTGGTGAGAACGCCTGGCGCGGCGAATCCGGCCCCGATAGCCAGCCAACGGAATGGCTGGTTGTCGAAAGCAAGCAGCGTAAGCAGTTACCAAAATGGTTTACGAGGCCGGTTACCAAGGTGGGCATCGAAGCGACGGGCAGTAAGCTGGGTGTTGTTATCTGGCACGAAAAGGGAACAAGTTATGACAATGACGTTGTGTGTATGAACCTGTGTGATTTTATCAGGTGGTTTGGAGCGTGAAATATGTTGATGCGGGTTATGTTTTTCGTAGGCCTGACGATTTCCGTAATGTGGCTTCTTGGCGGCATGGATATCGACTGGCTGGTTATCGGTTTCCTGCTGATGACGCCGGAAACGATTGCTACGGTTGGCTGGTGGCCTGGTCATGATAGATAGCATCTGGATTTTGTTACTGTTACTTATTGTAGTAATAGCGATTGTTGGATTGGGGTTTTTCTGGAATGACTGATTTACTGGAAGAGTGTAAGCGCACCTGGCTGGAGTGGTCTGGTGGCGAGATGCCGCAGCACGACAAGGAAATCCTTGTCCGTATCCTGACGCTGTGCGCTGGTCAGCTTTACCACGACGACATGAGTGAACAGGATTTCACCGCCATGATTGCGGATGCCATGAAAGCGGCTTACAACCTGGGAAAGGCGACAAGATAATGTTTTGCGCCTTCTACGACGTGCCCCACGACTGGCGCTGGCCTTCCTGCTACGGTGACCTGCACCGGCATCATGTTATCGCCCGTTCCAAGTTTCCTAAGAACAAGGCGGCGAAGCGGAAAGTAAAATATTTGGTTGAAAATAAATATCGCCACATCTTCGTCCGCTGGGTTTGCGCTGGCCACAACGTCAGCCGGTATGCGGATACCAAGCGGGGCAGGCGGTATCTGTTGCGGCAGCGTCCGCGGGCAGAGGTGGAGGGGGCGCTGGAGGAGATACGGGAGTGCTACAAAAGCGAGGTTCCGGAGTTGAGATATGAGGCTTTATGCGGGGATTTTCTACTTGACAAAGTGTCCGGTAGTATCGTATAATTTGTTAGAGGTGTACAATGAAATTCCATAGATTGTCAAAGTACTTTCCAATGCTTGAAGGCGAAGAATTTGAATTACTGAAACAGGACATAAAAAATAACGGTCAATTGGAACCTATTATCCGTTATCAAGGAGAAATTCTTGATGGCGTGAATCGTTATCGAGCCTGCCAAGAATTAGGTATTGAACCTAAGTATGATACATACGAAGGTAGCGACCCCTTGGGCTATGTCATTTCCCTGAACATTCGTAGGCGCCATCTTGACACCAGCCAGCGCGCCATGCTCGCTACCGAGATGCTCCCCGAATTCGAGGCGGAGGCGAGGGAGAGAAAACTAGCAGGCGCAACCAGGTCATCAGAAGATGACCAGCTAGTTATAGATCATCAAGGACGTGCAAGGTCATCCTTCCAAGCCGCCCGCGTGTTCGGGGTGAGCGGGCCTAGCGTACAGAGGGCAAAGCGTGTCAAACAGGAAGCACCCGAAAAGGTTGATGAGATTATTAAGGGCAAGACCACAGTAGGTGCTGTTGATGCGGAAATACGCCAGAAGAAAGTAGCTGAGGCTTTCGAGGAACGAGATAGAGAAAGAGAAGCTAAGGAGCGTCAGAAAAACCCGCGTGAAGTAGCTGAATATTTGGAGGAGGTAAAACAATTTTCAAAATCAATTCAAAAGGCAATCAAGGTGGCGGATTACGGCAAGTTTTCTCCAGAGGCTGCTAGGTTTGTGTTGAATAAACATCGACAACTAAGAGACTGGTTAGATGCCTTGGATGACGAATTGAGGGAGATAAAATGAGTATTAGAGAAGATAGAGTGTCAATTGGTGTTAGTGCAATATCAGACTTTGGATTGAGTGAGTTTCCGCTTCCCGATAAATGGTATGTTGGAAATCTCGTCCAACGAATTTTTATGCGCGAATATTATGCCGAAGTTGTAGAAAGCGGTTCTAAGTGGAAACCTACGGCAGTTTATTGGGTAAATGCCCTTGCAGATATCCGGGATGTTCTTAGGAGAAAATACAACATTTATCTTGAATACGTAAGGGAAGATGGTTCATTTCTTGGACAATGGGATATTGTTAATAAGAGTAAATACAAAAAAGTCAAGGCGCGTGAAGCTAAGGAATTAGAGACAAGAATTACAAATTACAATGAGAATCTTAGCGTTGCGGCGAAGCGTTGGCAATTACAACTTCCTAGTTTCGAGATTGTACCCCAATTACCTGCACCAAGAGAAAAATTTTAGTTATGACATACGGTAGTTTCGTATATTTAGGATGGTAAATGAACTTTGAGCAGATAGTAACTTCTTGGGAAGATGTCGAAACCCTTGCATCCAGTTTGCGGGATGCGGTGGACACAAAGAAATTCGAGCTAGGCGACCTTGTCCACTGGGCGTGCCCTCGCAGGAAAGCAGGGCGCCCCAAACTGGCAGACGAACGCTGGAATGTTAGCAGGTTAGCGGCAGCCATCGGCGTTTCGCAACCATACCTCAGTAATCTGGCATCAAACGCAGAGTTCTATACCAAGGATATTCGCGATGAATTACCGCCGCAGATATCCTTTTCGCAGTTATCCGAGGCGCGAAGGCGCACGAAGTGGAAGCCGGGTGGGGAGGTAACAACGGATTTACAGATTGAGGCATTGAAATACGTGCGGCTTGCCGCGGACGGGGATTTGCCGCGTCCGGAGATAACGGTGGAAACGTACGCTTCGCGGTGTTTGAGGGCGGGGGAAAAGGGAATGGAAAAGTCGAACGGGAATATCAAGGGGCTGTTCGTAACGATTGCGGATACCGCTAAGGATATTCTGGGAATATTAGAGGAGCAGAGTAATGGCTAAAGAACAAGTTGTAAGTATGTTTTTCGATGACGATGGTCGCCCGATTGCGGTGGGCAGGTACGGTAAGACGGTTGACTTGTCACCCAGTGTGGCGCCACCCGATGACCCGACGCCGCCTTATGAGATCTACAAAGAGTATACATTTTCACATAACACGTTGCAGTTGAAGAGGGCAAGCACGTCCAACCATCCAACAAACTACTGGATTGACGTTCACGCCGAGAAGATAGGCCGACGCGTCATCATGGATGCCCGGATTTATTTCCTTGAAGGATTTTACCCGGGCGACGGTAATGATGAATGGTGGATGGATTTGTTCTTGGAAGAAATCAAGCCTGACTTCGAGAACGACGTTTCACTGGAAACCGTAGGAACCTACCTGCTTTACAAGGAACCTGGAAGCGTTCGACAACTCGGTGACGTTTACTGGACAAAGAATGTAGGAAGCGGGAAAGATGGCATCAAGTTCTACCCGCGTATTGATGGCGAATACGCACCAACGGACCATGTGCGTATCAGTCTGTCATGGAGGGCGGCGGTATGATTTGGGGAATTGATGTATCAAGTTGGCAGTCGCAAGGGTCCATGCAGGGTAACGCAAAGTGGGCATTATCGGACCTTGTAAGGTTCCCTCTGGAGGAGATGCGGGCGAACGGTTGCAGGTTTGCGATCGCCAAGGCAAGTATGCAGCTCAGCATCGACCAGACTGCCGAGGACCATGTAAGGGTATGCCGGGATGCCGGAATGGAAATCGGGTTATACCACTGGTGCGATCCGATAGGAAACTATGCCACACAGAAAAACCTATTTCTGGACCAGCTAGTTAACTGTGATCCGGTTATCGAGGCGTTTGACGTTGAGCAATACTGGGCTAGTTGGTCTGAATACCACCAGCGGAATGTAAAGACGTTTCTTTCAGAGGACAAGATTGTGGATAATTTTCTCTACCTTTATTCACAATTGCAGGGGGTTTTGAACAAGCCAATTATTTATACGGCTAATTGGTTTACTAGTAGATATTGTCCTACTCGAAGCGCTGACCTGAATGTGTGTGATTTATGGGCTGCAAACTACACGATGGCTAGACAATATGTTTTAAATCAATTTGGAACGTATAAGTTAACCTCATGGGGACAATTTCATGAGCTATTGAATCATATACATAACAACTGGGAAACATTTTACGATGGTTCCACGGCCACACGGACATTAATTCCTAAAAAATTTACTAAAAAGGAGTTGAAAGTGATTCAAATTGACAGTCTGACAAGATTGCCAGGTTGCCCTTACAACATCGACCTAAACCTTTTCAATGGCACAGAGGCTGAGTTCGAGCAGTGGCTAGGACTGGTACCGGATCCTGAACCGGATCCCGAACCGTCAGACCTGGAGGAGCGGGTTGCTGGATTAGAGGGCGAGGTTTACGACATCACAAGGCAATTAGCGGCAGTAGTGGATTACCTGAGGAATATACCTTGAAAAAAGTACCAAACATAGCGAGCCTTAAGAAGTTCACGCCTGTTCTGGTGAAGTGGCGCGACCCTTGCGGCTACAGCGGATGGTTCAATTCCGAGAAACTGGCAAAGGATATCCGCAAGGATGGCTACGCCTGGGGGATTGAGTGTACCACTGTTGCCTTGTTTGTTGACAGCAGGCCCGACGGTATCGTCGTCGGGATGACACACGGCGACAGCAGCGATAACGACGTGGCTAACTTATTCGTCATACCTAAGGGGGTAATCGATGCAATCTATGAATTGGAGTAGTTATGAGTAGACGCAAGAACTTCAAAAGGGGGCTGGTAATTGCTGACTTTCATTCAGGGCATGAGATTGGAGTTACACCGCCGAACTGGGATGCGTTGCGGGGAAATGAACACCATCGCGAGTTATACGGAGTTCGCAGATATAACTGGGATTGGCTGGATGCAAGGGTAAAGGCATATCAGCCGTTCGATTTCACGATTTTGAACGGTGATCTTATTGATGGCAAGGGCGAGCGTTCCGGCGGTACTGAGCAACTTTACATGGATAGGGACGATCAGGTTGAAATGGCTGTGGACATTCTGAAACGCTGGAAGTTAGGCGATATTTTTATGGCTTACGGTACGCCCTATCACACCGGCACAATGGAGGACTGGGAAAGAGACATCGCAAAAGGTATAGAAGCAGTAAAGATTGGGAGCGAGGACAACATAAATGTCAATAGTTGTGTGATCAATTACAAACATTACATTGGTCGTTCTTCTGTTCCGCATGGACGACATACTGCCATCGCTAAAGAAAATTTGTGGAACATATTATGGTCAGAGCGTGGTGAATATCCAAGAGCCCACATGTTGTTTCGTGCCCATGTCCATTACTACTACCACACCGGAAGCGCTGACTGGGTTGGTATAACACTTCCGGCTGCCTGTGCGTATGGGACAAAGTACGGGACACGCCAGGTATCGGGTACTGTGGATTGTGGCTTTGTGGTAATTGAGATCGACAGAAAGGGAAGGTTCAAATGGCAGCCGGAGTTACTCAGATTTCCGCTGAAAGCCCCAACATCAGTGTAGGGCCGGAGATTGATATGAACTACCTTGAAGAATTGGCTGCTAAATATCGGTTGAAAGTTCCTAATGATGCGTGGACATCAAGGGACTTTGCGGCGAAAACAAACCAACCTTTGTGGAAAGCACGAGTAATACTGAGGGATTTATACAGGGACGGTGAACTACAGCGAAAACGGGCAGGTAGGGAATATTATTACTGGGAGAATAGTAAATGATAATAAATAGGGTTTGGTCAATGCCTAATAAAAATACATTTGACATAACCCCTATTGGTAAACTGGTTAAAAGATATCTGCGAGTTTCAAGTGTTAGCATAGATCCATTTGCTAGAAATAAAGAATGGGCAACATTTACTAATGATTTGAACACTGACACAAAAGCAGAATATCACTTGGACGTATATGATTTTTTGCTTTTGATGAAGAAGAAAAAGATATGTCCAGATTTAATTATATTTGATCCGCCATATTCTCCAAGGCAGGTAAAGGAATGTTATGACTCGATTGGATTAGATATGGGTATTGAGGGCGGCCAAAGAACACACTGGGCTAAAGAAAGGGATTTAATAAACGAAATAACAAGTGTTGGGGCGATTTGTTTGTCTTTTGGTTGGAATAGCTCAGGAATGGGAAAAACTAGGGGCTGGGAAACATTAGAGATTTTACTGGTAT